GTAATATAGAATGTATTGCTCCGGACAGTGAGAATACAATGATTGGAGAATCTGTTATAAATAAACTTAGAGAGAAGTATGCTAAGATTATTGTACTGTTTGATAATGATGAGCCCGGCATGAAAGCTGCTCAGAGATATCAAGATAAGTATAATATCCCACATGTAGTGCTAGAAATGTCTAAGGATTTATCAGACTCTGTCAGAGATCATGGTATTGAACCTGTGAGAGATCAATTATTAATCTTACTAAAACAAGCATTATGAGTTTAGATAAACAAATGGATGACCTTGAAAAACATCTTGATTATGCAAAGAGTTACTTTGATGATGTTAGAAGTGAGTTTGCAAGTGTAGAAGCAATGTATATTAATAATATTGCTGACTTAAAAGATCAAATAGAAACACTTGAAGAACAGAATGAATCTCTTGAAGAACAAATTGAAGAGTTGAAACATAAGTGTGCTATCTTAGAAACTGAGAATTTAGAAGTAACAGCTAAATATGCTCACTACACATTATCAAGTTAAATATGAGCTGGATTTATAAAGGAAAAGAGTTTGATGAAATGAGTATCCCGGAAGGTGGTGTTGGATTCATCTACATTATGACTGCTATTATAGAAGGTAAGTCTGTTGCATATATTGGTAAGAAGAACTTCTATGCTAAGATAAAGAGACCATTGGGCAAGAAAGCTCTGGCAATGTCTACTGATAAAAGACTTAAGAAGTATAAGTATCAGTTAACTCCGGACTTTATGAGATATTACAGTAGTAATGCAATACTCAAACAGGCCCATAAAGATGGTGTAGTTATCAAAAGAGAAATTCTCAGAATCTGTTATTCTCAGACTGAGTTAACTTACCAAGAAACAAAGTACCAATTTATACATGAGGTACTTGAAAAAGAAGAATATCTGAATGCCAATATCCTTGGCAGGTTTTACAAAACTAAATAGTATGAATGATGACAAAAGATGAATTAAAGAATCTGATTAACATGTTTCAGTCAGGTGATGCTGAAAATCATGTAATTGCTTTACATGCAATTGCTAATAGTGCACTTGATGACAATGAGTTAATACTATTGTATAAGTTCTCAGGGCAACCACTTTCTACATGGAAGAGAGAGATTCCAAATACTGCTGAGAGAATTACTGGTGTAATTGGTGATGAAGTTATAGCATTATCATCTGCACGTGTACTTGGTATCATTACAAAGAACAGAGCAGCTAACAATGTAGTTGAAACATTTCTGGAGTATTTCATCCGGGACTTAACCAGTATGTTAGGAAGCATAGGGTATCCAATGGATAAAGTTGACATCCAAGTAAAAATCAGAGATGATGGACAAAGCACAAAGTCTTAGTAAAATAAGTAAAGATTTAATGTTGAAAGAGCCCTATTACGGGTTCTTTCTCATTATGTTGAATAAAGTTTGGAGAAGTAATCTCCCTACTGCAGGAGTAAGCAAACATAATATCAACTATCAGTTGGCTATCAATGAGGAATTCTGGAATAGTCTAACTGATATGCATAAAATGGGCTTACTGAAACATGAATTGCTACATATTGCATTTGGTCACCTTACAAGTTTCAGTTCATTTAGTAACAAGGAACTAGCTAATGTTGCCATGGACATGGAAATCAATCAGTATATTGAGAGATCATGGCTTCCAGGAACAGACTTAACATCTGATGAGTTTAATGCTCTTAAACAAGCTGTAAAAGCAGAATTAAAAGAAGCTAAAGAAAATGGTGCTACAAGAGAGGAACTAAAAGCAATTGCTAATAAACTTCCCCCAAGAGGTGTAATGCTAGAAGATTATGCTGATCTTAAACTAGATAAGAAGGCCGGTTGTAGATATTACTATGACCAGCTTCTCCGTCTTCAGGATGAGAAAGATAAAAATGGTACCACAGGTAATCAAGCTATGGATGATCTTCTTGACAGTATTGAGCAAGGAGATGTTCCAGATCACAGTACATGGGAAGAGTTTGATGGCATGACAGATGCTGAGAAAAAGCTGATTGAAAAGCAAGTTCAGAAGATTCTTCAAGATGCAAAAGAACAGACTGTAAAGAAACGTGGTAATGTACCAGGTGAGATTGAGGGTTTAATTGTAGTTGAAGAAATTACTAGAGCTAAGTTTGATTGGAAAGGTTATATCAGAAGATTTACTGGTGTAAGTACTAAAGTATTTACTAAGAAGATCAGAAGGAAAGAGAACCGTAGATATGAAGACAACCCAGGTCTAAAGATTAAGATGCGTCAACACATGTTGCTTGCTATTGATACTTCAGGATCTGTGAGTGACACTGAGCTCAAAGAGTTTATGAATGAGATTCATCATATCTATAAGCAAGGGGTAGACATTACTGTAATACAGTGTGATACTTCTATTAGATCTATTGAACCTTACAAAGGCAAAAATGAAATCAAAGTATTTGGAAGAGGTGGGACTGAATTTGATCCCGTCCTAGATTATTATAATGCAAACCTAAAGAAATATACAAGCTTAGTATATTTCACAGATGGTGAGTGTTATACATCTGTAAAACCAAAGAGTAAAGTCTTATGGGTTTTGTCAGAAAGATCACATATGAATGAAGACCTTCCCGGACAGGTCATTAAGTTAGAATTATAAAAAAAGAATTATGAACACAGTACAATTGAATGCAGAAGAGTTAAAGAATTTTATCAAGCACATGGTAACAAATAATCAGCACATCCAAGCTCAGGGTAAAGTTCCTGTGGCTATCAATATTGAGGGTGATGCTGGTCTTGGTAAGACTTCAACTATCTTACAATTGGGTAAAGAACTTGGAAAAGATGTTGTAAAACTTAATCTATCTCAGATAGAAGAATTAGGTGACCTTGTTGGTTTTCCTGTAAAAGAATTTCTTGTTAAGAATCAAGAGGGTAAACAAAGATGGATTACTGAAGCCCAAGTAAATGGTGCTCTCAAAGCAGGTTTTACTGTAGTAGATAAGAGAATGTCTCATGCTGCTCCTGAGTGGATTCAAGGTAAAGATGAGGGTGGTTTCCTAATCTTGGATGATTATACTCGTGCAGACCACAGATTTATGCAAGCTACTATGGAGATTCTTGACCGCCAGGAATATGTATCATGGAAGCTTCCTAAGGACTGGCATGTTATCTTGACTACTAATCCAGACAATGGTGACTATAATGTTACTAGTCTTGACGTAGCTCAGAAGACCAGATTTATTTCTGTTGAAATGAAGTATGATGCTGGTGTATGGGCTAAGTGGGCTGAGAGTGCAGGTATTGACGGTAGATGTATTAACTTTATGTTGATGCACCCAGAGCTTGTAACTCAACGTGTGAATCCAAGATCTATCACTACATTCTTCAATGCTATCAGTTCTATTCCTAAGTTTGAAGAACAGTTGCCATTGATTCAGATGATTGGTGAGGGTTCTGTAGGTGCAGACTTTTCTAGCATGTTCACTATGTTTATCAACAACAAGCTAGATAAAATTATCTCTCCTGAAGATATCCTTACTAAGGATGAAGCCTATGTAAAAGGTGCTATTGTAGCTTCAGTAGGTAAAGATGATGATTTCCGTGCAGACTTGGCAAGTGTAATTGCAACACGCATCATTAACTATGCAATTACTGTAGCTGACAAAGGAGCAGTTCCAAAAGCAATGATTGACAGATTAGCCAAAGTAACTACTGAGTTTGATGGCTTTACAAATGACTTGAGATATTATATGGTCAAGGAGATTGTAAATGGCAATAAAGTTAAGTTTGCTGCAATGATGCAGGATACTAATGTAGTTAAAATGACAATTGGTAACTAATAACTAAGGGGGTGTAACAGCCCCCTTTAATTTATAATTATGAAAAGATCAATATTTTTTGACAGGGATTACAAAAATTTCAATATAAATATAAGATATGTACTTGATGATCCCACAAAATTTCAATTATTTGATGTAAGTAGAGGTTATACTCCTACACAAGGAGATACTATTTATCTTATGCCGGGTGTTAATATCCCAAGATCAAAACTAAAAGACTTAGCACTTAATCACGGTATTAAAATAGTTAGAGATGCTGAAAATGCTAATATTGTTATTACAGGTAAAGCAACTCCAGGTAAAGTTTTAGTAGGTAGATGGGCTTATGAAGTTGAATTGGATATAGTTAACCGATACATTGATGCTAGTGACATAGATGAGTTTTACAAAGACAATTTCCGCACATCTTTATTATCTTCAGAGTCAACCGTAGCATATTGTAGTTATAGTACTGTTAGTGATATTAGAGAACATGCGCTACCAGTTCTTTCAGGTAGTTCCAGTCACTATTATTATGTAGATGATGAATGGAAACAATTAATTGATGAGTGCCAAAATAAAGTAGTTTATGATGAGTCTGAATTACTTGCTATGATTAATGGTGAAGATGCTATAACTATCACTAAAGAAGTATATGATCAGTTATGTGAAATGTTTAAGAGTACTGATCAGGATAATCATATCATGGCAATGGAGATCATGGCAAACTCTAACTATGTAGAAAGCGCAGTTTATTTATTATTACTCTTGGAAGAGTTTTGTGATCAGGTTGCAATTTCAAATACAAAGAATCATATTAACTTTAAATCTATGGTAAGTTACTTTGGTATTGAAGTTAAAAATGTTCAGAGTTTAGATCCAGATGATGTAGTTGAAAAACTTGCTGCAATGAGTTTATTGACTACTGACTGGTTGCATCTTGTTTTAGAATCTAGAATTAGTTGGTTTATAGGTAATCTTTATAGAAGTAGAGTATTTAGACCTGCAAGTTTGGTTCCAACTGATAGTATTGCTGCTGCAATTAATTCTGAGTATAGAGCAGAAGTTGGTGGAGATGATGAGAAAGACTTTATTAAGTTTGCAACAGGATTAGAAGAAGAATCTAAAATGTCTAATATTCATCCATTTTTACATGAAGATATTACTGAAGAAGAGTTGACTCAACTAGCTACTATGGTATCTAATCAAGACATACCAGCTGAGTTTAATCAACTTAT